CGGCGGGCTTCGGTGCGGTCGTGCGGGTGTTCTTTTTCAAGCATGGCGCGGAGCGTGTCGGCTTGGGTTTTGCCCGTCTCGAATCTGTAGCCTGCTTCAATGTAGGCGTGTTCTGTGTGTGTCATTGGTTTGCCTTTGTGGTTTGAATTTGGGCGGCTTCGGGGTGCATTATTAGGCCTTTGAGATAGGCCACCGGCCGGCCGGTCATGTTTGACAATTCGCGCAGGGTAAGGTTAAGGTGTGAATCGTAGTAATCGATTATTTCGGCGGGCGTGCTGGCGTAGTCGGGGGTTTTATCTTCGTGCATGGTTTACCTTTCAAGCGTTGCAGCATCCGCAACATGGCGCATCTTCGCAGCGTCCGGCCTTGTTGCGGTAATATTCGCGCCCGCTATTTGTCCACAAGTGCGAGCGATACCGGCGGGCTGCGCGGCGGAGATATGCGCCGGCTTGCGCGGCTTCTTCGTGGTTTAACTCTGGGTCAATTAATAACGCGGCGGCGGCGTCTTGGTTTTGTTGGTCGTGCATGGTTTCCTCGTCTCGGTTTGGTTGCAAAATTACAACCCCAAAAAGCCCGCGCGGGACTTTTCAGGCTTGAATCTCAAGCGGTGGCGATTGGGATAAACCGGCGATTGTGTCCGCGTGCATGGTCGCGAATTACGATATCTTTTGCGGCCTTGCTAGTCCCTCCACAAAGTAAACAACTTGCGCAAGTGGTGCGGCGTCCTCCTTCGGCGCTGGCGGGGCAGCTAATTTCCCCTGCTTGTTTGTCGTTGGCGGTCGTCACGCGAAAGACGCGCATCCCGTGTAAATTTGCTAGAGCGGCTTCGTCTGCGGTATCCGCTGACGCCATAACCAGCGCTCGCCATTGGTCGAAGTCAAAACGCGGGTTTTGCCATTGGTGCGAATAGCCAACATGCGCGGCGGTGTACTTGGTAAGGTGCCGCCACAATTCAACGGGAGTGGCGGCGGGGTCGCCATAAGTGCCAAGCCGAAGGCGTTTACCTGCTAATGCTTGCGCGATTGTCTCGCGGTCGGCCTTGGCATAGCGTCCGCGTTTATAGGCCTTGTAAACTTGCAAAACGCTTTTTCCCGTGTTTACATAACAAGGGGCTGCGCCTGATTCGCGTGCAAGGCTTGGGCGGTGTTCGCATTGTCCGCAAATACTAATATCCTGCCCGTTTGCTTGCGCGGTTACGGGGTCAACGTCTGCGCGAATAATGAAAGACTGCACAAGGTCGCCTGTTTTTTCGTTTTTGCTGGCGCTGGTGATTTTGTTAATGATGACAACAACGGGGCGTCCGTCTATTTGGCTTCGGCCTTCGAAGGCGATATATCCGAGCGGTTTCATGGTTTAAGCTCCTACATGAATGAATTGCACGTGTTGGCGCATAAATTCATTAGCGCAAAACGCGCCGAGAATTCGGTTGTAAATCTCGCGTTTGCTCATGTAGTATTCATAATCGCGGTCGCTGGGCGTGAAGTTTTTCCATTGGTTAGCGCTGGCGTTCCGTTCGATAGCATCGCGCAAGCTGTGGCGGCTGTAGTGCTCAATAAATCCGGCGCGGTCGTAGTGGGCAATAAACCCACAAGCAAGGGAAATAAATTTATATCCCTCAGGGCTTAATTTGGTGATGTCCTTGCAGGCTTTGACAATGTTTCCTGCAATGCGTTTTTGTTGGGTTTCGGTGTAGGGTGTCATTTTAAATTTGCTCCAGTTGTGATTCGAACATTTCGACAATCTCAAAACCTAAGTTTTTAATGTGTCGGATAGTTTGGCGGGTGAGTGTTTTTGTCCCTGCGATAGCTGCAAAGCTTCGCGCGTTGGCGTCTGCGGGGTAAATTACGGGCATGCCATATACACGGCGCACCGATACGGTTACGGTTTTGGCTTGCGTAATCATTGGGCGGCCTTCTCTTTGAAAATATCTTTTATCGCGCATTCAAATTGCGCGCGCGTGCCTTCGATTAGGTCGGCAACTTGGCCGAGCGGGAAATTTTCGACAATTTCCCAGAGTTCTAAACCTTCTTGTGTCCACCCTTCGGGTGTGTTTTTCATGGCTGCGATTATTTCGTCATAGTCGCGGTTTGCGGGGTAGTCGCATAACCAATGGTCTAGCGCGAATCGTTCGGAGTGTTTCATTGTGCGGCCTTTCTTGCGCTAACGCGCACAGTAAAAAACGGCGCGCCCGTGGTGGTATGCGCGGCGATTAATTGGCGGCTCGCTCCCAGCTTCTCGGCGATTGCCTGCCAGTCGGTGCTTGTGCGTTCTTGTTGGCTCACGGTCACGCGGTGGAGCGTCCCTTCAATCGCGGTGCGTTCGCTGGCGATTAAAAAAGCCTTATAGATACCTTCGCGCTGTGTCAGGTCGGAGATTCGGGCTTTGATTTGAGCGAGTTCGTCAACGGCTGCGGTGAGTTCTTCGGTTGTAAAAGTTGGGTTTGTCATTTTGGGGTTCTCTCTTTCGGTTGGTTGGGTTAATCGTTCAGGTGTTTATTAATAATCGGCTCAAGGTCGGCGCGGAGCGCGTGAAAATTTGAATCTGTCAACGCTGCCAAGAATGCGGCGGCGATTGCTTGGCCGTCCCATCGTACGGCGCGGGCTAGTTGCTCTCCAAGGTCGGCGGGTTCGAATAGCGAAGCGGTGCGGTTGTCGTTGTTGTCGGTCATTGTTTACCTTTCAGGTGTTAAGGGCAAAAAATAGGGCGGTGGCAAGTGCAAAGCAGAGCAGCGCGCAAAGTTCTAAAAATTCTTCTGTTGTCATTGGTTAGCCTTTCAAAGCCCCGAAGGGCTGCAGGTTTAGAAGTACTGGCGGGGTTTGTAGAAGTAATCTGCAAGGCTTGCATATTTGGGGAGAGTTGAATTCCCCGTATCAGTGAACATCAGTTCAATATCCGAAACAATGTCGTGCTCCACCGTGTAAATGTTTTCGATATTGCTCATGCATTCTTCGATTGCATATTGAGCGCTGCAGCCTTCACCTTGCGCGATTTCTGAACCCATGTAGATAGCTGTTACTTGCATGTTTTCCTCTTTCGGTTAGTAGCTTGCCGTTGTGGCTTGCATGAGTAGTGATCCTAGCACAGTTCTAGCAGATATTTGCAATTATTTGCACATAAATATAAGAGATAACCCTAAGTTTTGTCGCATAGGTGACAGTTCTGTATTTGTTCCGCTAGAATCGCGGCGGGTTTAAATCGATATTCGGCCGATTCAAAGGCCAACAGAGCGAAGCGGAGCAGTTATGAATAGACCAACACGAAAACAAATCAAAGAAGCATTGAAGACTGTACCAATAGACCAGGTGCTAGGGGTAAGGGGAGAGCTAACCCATAAGCAGAAGACATTCGCCCGTTTAGTAGCCAGCGGTCATACTGGAGCAGAGAGTTACAGAATGAGCTATGACACCAACGGAAACCCAGTAACTACGGGTAATGAAGCATCTAAGCTAAAGCACAACCCCAAAATTGCCGCTGAGATAGAAGCCTACAAGCTGGCTAATGAAGCGGCTGCATATCAAACCCCTGCACAATTAAGAGCCCTTGTAATTCATTCTCTTGTCCAGACCGTGATTGACCCTGACGTCAAAGCCGCGACTAAAGTGGCCGCGGCTAAAGTGCTTGGCACAGTTACAGAGGTGGCAGCGTTTACAGAACGGCGCGAAGTGCGCACCATCAAGACCAGCGAAGACGCGAAGACCGAACTCATGGCTAAGCTGCGCGGCTTGATGATGCAGGGCGCGACTGACGCCGAAGTGAAGGATGTGGACTCGCTCATCCGTGAGATTCGCGCCGACAGTGGCAACGTTTCCAGCAACGAGGCCACCCCTGAAAATGTGGCAGACGCCGAGCGCGACCCCCACCCCCCCGAATCAAGCGCAAAGGAGTCCCATGGATCCATACATACTATGCCACACACTCACACACCAGAAAAATCCATCCCCCCAATTTTTCCAGCCAGCCTCGAATCTGAGCTCATGGAAACACCCCCCGGTAGTAAAACTTAATCAAACACCCCCGGGGTATATATTTTGAAAAATGAGAACTTATGGGAGGCGCGTGGAAACGTTTACACGCGATTACAGATCAATCGGAAGATGGCAACGAGGAAGAAGTTGACGTTTGAAGAATGCTTGGAGAGAGATATGAGCCCGGCGCAGAGGGAAGTTTTTTTGATTGTTGATGAGTGGTGGAAGAAGTGGGGGCATAGCCCTACGCTTAGGCAAATTGCGGATATCCGTGGGAAGACGGGTATTGGGAATACAAAAGAGATTGTGGATAGGTTGGTGAAGCTCGGGGTTCTAAAGCGTTTAGAACGAAAACGAAGCATTCGGCCGGTCTATATAAATTTTAGGAATATAGAATGAGTGATGTCACGCCTGAAGCATTGAAAGAGCTGATTTCAAAATTGGATCCGGCGATGTATGACTCATTGCTGGATGAAGTGGAGACGTATCAGTCGGCGC